GACAACATAGATAAGGGTTGATGTGGCATTAATAGACTTAAAATCAGACCTTTCAAAATGGAGAAGACCGGTAGAAAAATCGTTGGTGGATAATACACGAACTGAAACACCAAAGCCAACAAATCTAACTCCTCTTTCAGACCTTGCTTCAGGTGTTCCATCACCACAAAGACCAACTCAAACCGCAACAAAATCGGGAGTTACTCCAACACCATATAATAATGCGGAAAAGTTTAAAGGTGAAACTAATACTAAACCTTTGGAAAGAACTCAAAAGTTTTTGGGTGAGACTACACCAACTCTTGCATCCAAAATAGAAAAGTTTAAGGGTGAGACTACACCAACTCTTGCATCACAAGTAGAAAAGTTCAAAGGTGAAACAACTCCAAGTCTTGCATCACAAGTAGAACAATTTAAAGGTGAAACTACACCGACCCCATACAACAATACTGAAAAGTTCAAAGGTGAAACTACACCAAATTTGTATGATAATACGGAAGAGTTCAAAGGTGAAACTACACCAAAACCACTTACATTCCAAGAAAGATTTTTGGGTGAAACTACACCAAAACTATTTACTTTCCAAGAAAGATTTTTGGGTGAAACTGAACCTGACCTCATAGAACAAGGTGATAAAGACAAAGGTGAAACTACACCAAGATTATTTACATCTAATAGATTGCCTGACCTTGAAGACCAAGCAAAAGATTTTGGAGTAGTTGACTTTTTTACAAATGATAAAGCAATTGGATTTACTCCAAAAATAGACACCACTTCAAAGTTTGTTGGTGTTAATCCTTCTGCAACTATATTTGATACTACAACATCAATTCGTTCGTTAAAAGATACTCCCGTTCTATATAAGACATCTTTACAGCTTGACAATGGATTAGGTAAAAATTATAGTGATAGTGTATTAAAAGACACTTATAACGGACTTACAAATAAATCAGGTGGTAATGCTCACGAGTTATTAAAACAAGATGCATTTAACACTTGGGTTATTAAACAGCCATTCATTGTTACCGGTATCCAAGATGGTAAAGGTAAGGAATTCAATTATGGACCTGGAGGTTTATCATTTATTCGTGGTGGTGCTGTAACCGCAACCACAAGAGCTCTTTTTGATGTTGCAAGAATTTCACAATTCCTACTAACCCCTCGTGGTATTATTTGGGGATTAAAGCAAGTTGGAATGCAGAGAAGTCAAAGGTGGGGTAAAATTTGGACTCCAACCAATCTATTGGCTACCATTGGCGGTCAACATATTGGGTTTAGACCTGATAGACAAGGTATATTTCCAGGAGATGATAGTGGTAGATATGACACTTCAGGTAAAATTGACAATATATACAAACAATTAAGTGTAACCGGCGATGGGCTTCCATTTACATTGTCTACGGATGTTCGTGGTGGATTTGATTCGGTATATGGTATTGGTATTACAACTACAACTCGTGGTGGAAATACATTTAATAACGCTAGCAAAGATGCCGCAAATCTACGAGCAGGTGGAATAAATATTGTTAATACGCCCCGTGGCGGCCAAGAAGCTAGACTCAACCCATTCAAGCAAAAATTTAATCCATTTGAAGAAAAAGGCGTTTTAAATTTTAAGAAAGAATTTACCCCAAGCACCTACGGTGAAACTTTACCAACTAATGTTGATGATAAATTAAAATTTGGTGTAATTCAACAAACATTGGAAAAATCACCAATTCCAATTGATGAAAAAAACAAAACAAAAACAAATTTATTATACTCTCCTGGGTTTTATGGTAATGCGCCAGATGTTGCTGATTATGAGTTTTTGTCTTATGGTAAGATTAAAAAAAGAGCTGATGAATTTCCGCTTCAATCTCCAAGTGATTTTAGAAGTTTATATGATATGAGTAGAAAGTCAGACCTTTCAAAAGAAGTTGATTACAAAACTGAAAACATCCATAATGTATATCAAATACCTAATCCATTATCAAGTGATAATAAAATTCCAAAATATTTAAGTGGTGCTGACTCTGTTAAAAAATTCACTAATGATATTTCAGTAGACCCTCTTAACAATACTATATTTAATCCGGAAGGTAAAATTTCACCCGATTTCGTAACTTTATTTTTTGCAACCGATGATAGAAAAGGTGCTCAAAATAATTCAAAAATAATTCAATTCCGCTCAACCATTTCCGGTCTTACTGAAACTTATTCACCATCATACAATCCAATCAAGTATCCGGGTCGTGCTGACCAAGGGTATATGTATGAGTCGTTTGAAAGAACACTTACATTTAACTTCAAGGTTTATGCTAACTCACGAAGAGAAATGAAAAATATGTGGTTAAAAGTTCAAGAACTTGCAAAATTGACTTTGCCTGATTACTCTGGTGGACCATACTCTGGTCAATTGGTATTTTTTAGATTGGGTGACCTTTGGGGTCAAGGTTCAAGTGGTATTCCTTCAATTATTACTGCGTTAACTTATACTTATAACGATGACCATCCGTGGGACATAAACTACGATGGTGAATTAGGTGAACTTCCAATGGGTGTTGATGTGAACATTAGTTTAACTTTACTTCCAGGAGATGCAAAAGGTGGTAGAAGATACGATGTAGATGGGTTGGCTTTGTATTCATACAATACAGAATTTGCCACCGGTACCCGTTTAAATAAAGCTAAAGCTTTAGCACCAATTACAGGTACTTAATTATGCAACGATACAAAAACATAGAAATTAGAAAAACCGACACCGGTAGAAGATTTCGTAAGACTGTTCAATATCCTGTAATTGAACCATCATTTGAGGATACCTATATTATTGGTATGGAGTCAGACCGATTAGATAATTTGGCTTGGAAATATTACAAAGACACATCTCTTTGGTGGATTATTGCAAGAGCAAATGGGGTTGGTAAAGGTGACTTATCGGTTCCACCTGGTTCCCAAATTCGTATTCCTGCAAATCCATTGGATATCGTAACTAAATTTAACGAACTAAATAGTATATAAAATTATGGGAATGTTAACTCCTGGTGGTTTTGGAGCGGCTGGAACTTTGAATGCAAGAGAAAGTTGGGTCGCGGGTAGTTCCGTTTCAGCTCGTGCTTTAGAATGGTTACACCAACGAAGGTCATTTGGTTCAGTTAGTTTTACTGGCAAAAATGATGGATTTGATTGTAAAGCTGAAGCTTATAGTTTATCGTTTGGAACTGGCGATGAAGCTGCTTTAAAAAGAGCTGGCAGATATGTTCCAAGACCACACTTAACTTCAATCACAACAAAAAACCAAGGTAGTGGTGATATTTCAGACATTGCGATGTGGGATATTTCATTTGAGTATGTAGTGTATTCGCAGGCTGATTTTAATGCAGCCACTACTGCTTTTATGATTCCTGGAAACTTTGTAGATGTTACCTTTGGATGGAACAATGGGTTTGGTCAAGTATCAATTAAGGAAGCTGGAATTTATAACTTTGGTTGGACTTATAATTTAGATGGGTCTTGGACTTGTAACGCAAGTGCTTTGGCTAAAACTGCAACCGCGGGTGGTTTTGTTATTAAACCATCATCTAAATCACAATCTTCAAAAGACCCCTCTGGATCTGAAACGGAATATTTTGGTATAGGTGCAAAACTACAAGCACTAGCTGACAATGCATTAAAACTTGGTAGGGATGAAGGTGGTGGTGTAACAAACGATGGGCTGGAAGAAGGACAAGCTAGAGCATCCGAAGTATATGGTGTTATAAAAATTCAAAAAGAAGCAAGTTCTTGGGAGATGTTAACATCATTAGGTAGTGCAAATGAAATAGTTGTCTCGTTCGTTCAACTAAAAGCTATAGTTTCTTTTTTAAACGCTTCTGCAATGGCTCCTAACGGAAAAATAGAATCCAATGAAGCAACCTTTGTAAACAACTTTATTTTAAAATCAGCCGACCCTACGCGAATTTTAATGCCAGGTCGTGGTGCTAATTACAAAGAAACAGGTGGAAAAACTAATGATTTTAGTGCTATTGGTGGAACCTTTGGTAAAGTAGAAGATATTTGGATTTCAACAGGTTTAATAATTGAAATAGAAAATAAATTATTAGAGCGTAAAAAAGAAGGTGAACAAGCATCATACACAGTTCACCAATTTATGGGTCAGCTATTAAAAGAGATAGAAACTGAAACCGGCTCCGTTGTGAATTGTTATCTACAATCAGACCCACAATCAAGTGGTGTTAAAATTTATACCATAGTAAACCGACATAATGATATTGTGGGTGGTGTTGGTGCTGGATACACATTTAAAACCCTTACGCCTAATTCTATTATAAAGGGAATTAGTATGTCATCCAACTTGGATGCTGAGATGTCAGCTATTGCTTACACGGGTGGTGGTGGTAAATATCCAAATAATGCAATCAAAAAAGTTTTTAATTGTACTCCAAAGAATGAAAATGGCGCTGATGGAGCAAAGGAAACTACTGATGAAGACCTTAAAAAGAAAATCAAACAAATGGGTGATAACTACAGCATGAATGAAGTTTCTGAATTTAGAAGTATTTTAAGAAAACACTTTATGAGTAAATTATTCCCATCTGCAAAAAGTATTCCATACTCAATTAACTTAAGCGTTACCTTTGATGGAGTAGATGGTATTCAGTTTTTTAACACATTTACGGTAGATAATCTACCCGGTGGTTTTGGTGATGTGTTTTTTGCGGTAGGTGAAATTGAACACTCTGTATCGGATGGTAATTGGGACACGACTATTGTTGGTTATATGATGATTAACACATAAAATGAGTAGAAGAAGAATATATTACCCAGAGGGAAAAATCCAAAAAGGATTATACACCATCGGAAAACAATGGATGACCGAAGATGGTAAAGAATACATTGGTGGGTATCACACCTACACCACAGGTGAAGTTTTTACTCAAGCATCCTATGTCCGAGATGTATCAAAAAAATTGATACCATACAAGGATGTAAGTCAACAATCGGTAAAAGAAGTATTTGATTACGATGATTTACCAAAAAAGGGAGTCATAAGTGAGTATTTTTTCCCAAACTATTCTAAACCAACGCCCGTTGAAAGTGATTATCTAAAAGGATTTTTAAATAGATACTTTGTAAGAAGTATGTCAACTGGTATCATTATGGAAACCTCAATACGAGATTACAAAAAAGTCCAACCAGAGAATTTCCACAAAACAACAATCACTTGGAAAATAACAGGTCCAATTAACGATACGGGCTCCGAGCCCGGAATTGAAGACACCAACCGCAGATTGGTAAATTTGGCTGAAAGAGAAGTCAAGGGGATAGTAAACTACATAACAAACTTTACCGAGTTCAGAAAGATTTAACAATTTCTTAACATTAGGAATTTGGCAGTTCCAATATTTTTCGTATCTTTATATAGTAATAATAAACAAATGAAAACTATGAATTACGCTGAATTAAACCAAATGTCCCTTGAAGACCTCCGTATGTTGAACCAACGAGTTGTTGAAGTCATTAAGATGAAACGCCGTGTCACCGCCCTTGATGTTAAAGAGGGTTTGTGGGTTGGGGCTACTGTCCAAGTGAATCACCCCAAGTTAATGGGTAAACAACTTCGTGTTGAAAAGATTAACCGAGCTAAAGCTTCTTTGTCTGTGTTAAATGGGGTTGGTTTCTACAATGTTCCCCTTGGAATGATTGAAATCGTAAAATAATTAGATATGGCTATTGTAAATTTCCCCAAAACACGAGGCATTGAGATTGACCTCACAGGTCCTCAAGGTAACGCATTTTTTCTTCTTGGAACTGCAAGTAACCTTGCTAAACAATTGGAGTTAGATGGTAGTAAGATTATGGAAGAAATGAAAAGTGGTGACTATGAGAACCTTCTTCAAGTCTTTGACCGACACTTTGGTTCAATCGTAACCCTTTACCGATAATATGGAACTATCAGAACTTCAAGGTAAAATTGTTAAGGTGGTCGTACCTGTTAAAGGTAAGTCGTTCTCAATGAATTTGAAAGTATGTCGTGTTAAAGCACGTTCAGTTTTATTCATTGAAGTAATTAAACCTGAACGAAAGAACATATTTCGTAAAGCATCTATGAAAATGTTAGATTCGTTTAATCAATCAACAATCACATTCAAAGATAGCACTTTGCTCGATAAATGGGAATCTTCATGGGATGCTATTGGAACTGTAACCCCCGGTAGTAAAACTTACGGACAAAAACATTTTAGTAACCACTCAAAAGGATGGGCTCCAACAATAAAACGCCCTATGGGTTCATCAATTGATGCTCTTGCAGCTAATCCACCTTGGAAAAAATCAACAACAAACTCATCTGCTGGGTTTCCGATGGTTTAATTTGGATATTAACGAATAATTTCGTATATTTGTAGTGTGAAAATAGTAGACACGCAGGAAGAATTACAAAAACATCTCTCTGAACTCTCCGAGAAGGTCGTGGTGTTCCCCATTCTATCAAGTTTGGAGAAACACCCACGGCTCTCTCGTATATCATCTATTTTGATTTCCGATGGTGAGTTGGATTTGTTTGTAAACTACCACAATATAGAAGCGTCTACAATTTCACAAAAGATTGATTTTAAACCATTTAAAGAAGTATGTGTAGTGGGTTTAAAAGAGTTCTTACACCACTATGACTACATAGACAATATGTTTGACCTTGAAATGGAGTTATTCCATCAGGCGTCAAATTTTGATGTAGATGAGAAACCAATCTATACGGTATTTCGTAGGAGAAAAGCTCCAAGAGCAAACGACCTTATCCCCATTTGGAAACACTACGAACAATTCCAAGATTGGAAAAACTTGTGGTCGCAAAATACGACCTCAAGTAAATTTTCACAACTATATCCTAAAAGTTTAAATTGGATGGAGTTGGGTGGACTAAAAACTGCGGATGGTATTGAATATACTCAATATAATATGTTGACTACCACATCACGACCATCTAACGCATTTGGTGGAACAAACTATGCGGCTCTCCCAAAGGATGGTGAGGTTCGTAGTAGGTTCATATCAAGGTTTGTGGGTGGTAAGTTATACCAACTTGACTTTGATGGATATCACCTACGACTCATTGGTAAACTTATAGATGTAGACATTCCATTAAACATAAAAGCACACCAATGGTTGGCTGACCAATATGGGGCAGATATCAAAAACGCAAAAGCCATCACCTTTCGACAATTATATGGTGGGGTCCAAGATGAATACAAACATATTCCATTTTTTAGTAAAACCGCAGAGTATATTGAGACCCTATGGCGTCAGTTCTTGGTAGATAAGGTAATTTATACACCAATATTCAAACGAAAGATAGTTTTTTCTGATGATTTGAACAAAAATAAACTATTTAACTACATTCTTCAGTCCGTTGAGACCGAAAGGAATATAATTATACTTGATAAATTGTCTAAACTAAAAACCCAACACTCTTTACCAATACTTTACACATATGACTCAATTTTGTTTGATGTCCATAAAGATGATGTAAATTATATTAGTGAAGTAAAATCCATAATGGAAAAAGATGGATTCCCCGTTGGCGTTGAAGTAGGTGACAACTATAAAGAAATGGTTACAACACATATTTGATATTTATACTTATGAACAAACTCATTGAACGTATTTCCAAAAAATGGTGGAATGAAGTCGGATACGAACTTTACAACAATCCTTTAAGCGAAAGGTCTGTTGCAGGATTGTATTCAGTTTTATTAGAAGAATTTGATGAGAAAAGAGCTAAAGAATTAGTATTGGCTATTTTAGAAGGTGGCGGTCCAATCCCACCTAAAAAAGAAGAAGACCCTAATGAAAAGGAACTTGACCAATACGATATGTTAACTCAAATTGAAAAGGATGAGTTAGATAAAAAAGAAAAAAATATTGATGAAGACATTTATGTAAAAAATAAAAAGTCCGGTTCAGTATATAAGGTTAAGAAACACAATGCCGAAACCCAAGACCTTGCTAGTGATGATGAAATTGAAACTGCAAAAGCCAAACAAGATACCTCAAAACAAAAATTAGAAAAGGGTGAGTTTGACCCTCAAGAAAACAAAGAGTCAATAAATTCTTTCATAGAGGTGGGTTTTAGTGATAGTGAAGGAGCACCAGGTTCGCCAGGTTCTATGTTGAACGAAATTGTATCAATATCATCAGCCACCGATTCATTTAATTCTGGTAAACCATTTGATTACGACTCTCAACTTGAAAGTAATGTTAATAAGTTAAAAGGTTCAGGTCTTGGTGATGAAAATGATGGAACAGCACCACCCTCGGGCGTTACTCTAAAAGAAGCTCGTGATATTGCTAAAAAATATGGAGTTTCAGTAGGTCTTGCTGGAAAATGTATTATTGCAACTCGTGCTGCTCAAAGTAAAAACAATCATATTACCGAAAAAATTTCAAATGCTAACGGATTAAAAAATCCAAAAGCAACTGCATTTTTTGGTGATAAGAATGGGTTGAAGGCCCAAGAAAATATGATTAACTCGACTAAAGGTAGAGTTATGTTGGGTAATACTGAAGTATCTAAAGAAGAGGCCGTAAAAATTATCAAAAGCGGCGGTGGTGGTGCTAATCCATCGGACACTGCCATATTTGTTACTGATGAAACCACCGGTGATACATACATGACATTTTATTCGGATAAAGATAATGTGAATGCTATTGTAGCACAATCTTCATTGAGGGCCGAAGGTAAAGTTAAAAAAGAGCAAATTCGTAAACTTGCTGAAAGTGGTAAACTCACAAAAGAACAAGCCGCAAAAATGGAATCCATCATTGATGATTCGGTAAAAGAACACGAGCGATTGGAAGCCGAATTAGACAATGTAACAACCGGTCCAGCCAAACACCTTTCAAATCAAAATCCAGAGGAATTGGCTGATATAGCAAAAACCACATCTGCTGGCAGAGAGCCGGACAAATATTGGAAAAAAGCGGTTACTAATCAATTATTGGGTAAGAAACCAAATAAAGCTATGTTATCCGAATTGCCGGATGGCCATTCAAATCCACCAACTGACGCTGAAATGATGACAGCGTTTGTTAAATACGCTAACAATCCCGATTCTACTTTAACAAAAGACCAACAGCGACTTATCTCTGATATGAACAAAGCTACGGATGGTCCAAAGATTGGTGGTGCTATTGGAGAGATTAGAAAGAAGACGGTTGAGAGTGATATGAAGATGTTGAATAAACTCAATGATACCACTATTAAGTTAGATGATGGAACTGAAGTTCGTATGGGTAATTACCTTGAAGCCGAATCGGTTGTTGAAAAATTACATTTAGGAATGCAGTTTGGTGGAGAAGGTGTTTTTTCGGACTCTGACGCATTCTATCAAGAGAGTGGTGGTGTTAAGGTTGACAAGGAAACCTTGAGTAAATGTTTACCATTCAAAGATAAAAATGATATGATATCCAACTTTGAGGTAGGTGAGGAACGTGAAGTTACAAAACGAGGTAGTGATGTAATTACCGGTGGTTCTAAAATTGTGTACGTTATTACAAAACAGGGAGAACGAATTCCTATTGGTGAAAAGTTACAAAGGTCAAAACAGGGTGACTTGGGTAAGCTGGCCACGGTTTACAAGTATAGCCCTGAAATACAAAAATGTTTTAAGAAAAACGGATAATTACGGAGATATGAGTGAAAACCCAATTGTTATGCACCTTCACAAACGAAGAATCATTTGAAAGTATTGTAAACACAATTCTGAAAACTCACGAGTTGTTCAGTAGAAAAATCTTTATCCTAAAATTAGAACCATCAAAAGAATTGGTAATTAGCTATAACATCATTCCAACAAATGAAAACTCATTCTTACCAAACACAATAATGGTTCATCGTAAAAAAGAATCAAATACAATGTATACCATCAATGCGTTAAATAGACTAATATCAGACCTAAATGGTGGTGTGGTAGATAAGTCTTTTCAAATTGATTGGGATATTTATAGAAATAGTGTGATACTCACCAATGGGGACTCATACAAGGTTTTGAAAACAAGTTTGTTTCGCATCGTAGATGTAAAATAAAAAATAAAAAATATTGGAATACATTTGGAATTGTCAACCAAATGTTGTATATTAGTGACTAGTTAATGTTTAACAAATAATAAAAAATGGTATAATTATGGCTATTGATTTAAACGCAATTCGCAACCGTCTGAATTCTCTTCAGACAAAAGTCCAAAAAACGGACAATTTATGGAAGCCGACTCCCGGCAAACAACAAGTACGGATTCTTCCGTATATCCACAACCCCAACAACCCTTTTATTGAACTATATTTCCACTTTGATTTAGGTGGTAAGAATGTCATTTCACCAATTTCATTTGGTGAGGCTGACCCTATTGTAGAGTTCGCTGAAAAGTTGAAGGCAAGTGGTAATCGTGATGACTGGAACCTTGCAAAACAACTCACCCCCAAAATGAGAACTTATGTTCCTGTATTGGTTCGTGGTGAAGAGTCTGAAGGTGTTAAGTTTTGGGGATTTGGTAAGCAAGTCTATCAAGAACTTCTTGGTTTCTTTGCTGACCCTGACTATGGTGATTTGACCGACCCTGTGAATGGTCGTGATGTTACGGTAGATTTCAAAACCGCAGCTGAAGTTGGTAAATCTTACCCTGAAACTTCAATTCGTGTTAAACCAAACACAACCTCTATTTCAGAAGATAAAAATATCTTGGAGATGGCAAAAGAACAAATTGATTTATCAACTATGTTCAAACGCATGTCTTACGATGAAATGGAGTCTATGCTTCAACAATGGTTGGAAACTGGCAAGGTAGAGGATGGTAAAACTGAAACAGCTGATGTTTCACAACCATCAACTCCAGCTCAAACAACTTCTAAAGCTTCTAATGTTAAAGAAGCATTTGATGACCTTTTCAACGATTAATTTATGGCTAAAAAAGTAGAATCATCTCGTGATGAACTATCTTCTATCCTAGCCTCTAATCTCAACAAGAAGTTTAAGTCTGTCCACAAAGTGGCTTTCTTCTTGGATGGGTCAGAACAAACCCCCACCGATTTGGATGAGTGGGTATCTACTGGCTCCCCAATGTTAGACCTCGCCATTGCAAACCGCCCACATGGCGGTTTGCCGGTGGGTCGCATTACCGAGATTACAGGTTTAGAAGGAAGTGGTAAATCACTACTCGCAGCTCACGCTATTGCAGATACTCAAAAGAAGGGTGGGCTTGGTGTTTATATTGATACCGAAAACGCACTGAACCAAGATTTTCTTGAGGCGATTGGAGTTGATATTAAAAAAATGTTGTATGTTCCATTGGAAACAATAGAAGATATTTTTGAAGCAATTGATTCTATCATTGAATCAATCCGTGCAGCAGATGGTGATAAAAAGAAATTGGTAACTATTGTAGTTGACTCCGTTGCTGGGGCTTCTACTAAAGTTGAGATTTCTGCTGATTACGACCAAGCTGGATATGCAACTCAAAAGGCAATTATCATTTCAAAGGCTATGAGAAAGGTCACGAACTTAATTGGGCGTGAACGAATCTCTTTAATCTTTACAAATCAACTTCGTACCCGTATGGGTGTGTCTTTTGGTGACCCTTGGACTACATCCGGTGGTAAAGCAATTGCGTTTCACTCATCGTGTCGTATTAGACTAAAACAAATGGGTCAGTTAAAAGCAAAAGTTGGTGGTGTAGACCAAGTTGTGGGTATTAAAACCCGCGCTCAAGTGGTTAAAAACCGAATGGGACCACCTCTTCGCTCTATTGATTATGATATTTACTTTGATAGTGGTATTGACAATTATGGTTCTTGGTTAGAAATGATGAAGACCTACAAACTTGTAAATCAGTCAGGTGCTTGGTATACCTATGTGGATACTGAAACCGGTGAAGAATTAAAATTCCAAGCCAAGAACTTTGAAGAAATGATGGAGTCACGACCAGAATTGAAAGAAACAATCTATCAAAAAATTTGTGATACTTACATTATGTCTTACAAAGAGTCAAGTGCTCAATCAAACATTGATAATGTTGAATTAACCGATTTTGATGATTAGTAAATACGCAGAACTCCTTAAAGAAGTTAAGAAAGAACATTTAGAGGTTAAAGAAGAACACCTAAATGATAGAGTGCTTATTGTAGATGGATTGAATCAGTTCATTCGTGTCTTTGGGGCAGTTCCTGCGTTAAATGATGATGGTGAACACTGTGGTGGTATAACAGGTTTCTTGTTATCCACCGCAGCAACCATCAGAATTATCAAACCAACTCGTGTAGTTGTAGTATTTGATGGTAAGGGCGGGTCCCAACGTAGAAAGTCAAAATATAGTGGTTATAAAGAAGGTCGGACCGGTCTAACCAAAATCAACCGATTGGCTGGTTATGAAGACCTTGAAGACCAACAACAATCAATGAGGTATCAGTTCGCACGACTGATTGAATACCTACAAGTATTACCGGTGTCGTTGACATATATTGACCACGTTGAAGCGGATGATATTATAGCATATCTTGCAAACCACTATTTCCAAAAAGAAGTGGTAATTGTATCATCAGACAAAGATTTTCTTCAATTGATAAACCCACGAATTAAAGTGTGGTCTTCTAATAAAAAGAAAATGTATGATGAGTCATTAGTTAGACAAGAATATGGTGTAATACCTCAAAATCTTGTGTTTTATCGTGTCCTAACCGGAGATACTTCTGATAATATCAAAGGTGTTAAAGGTGTTGGTGATAAGACCATAGAAGCCAAAATGTCGTTTTTAAACAATGGTGAATTGGAGTTAGATGAATTCATAAACGAGTGTTCTAATGTAGATGAAAAACTATCAAAAAAGTTGATGGATAATGTAGATGTTATACGAATGAATTTTGACCTCATGCAATTACGAAATCCAGAAATATCATCATCTATTACATCAAACATTCGTAATATTATGGATGGTGGAACTCACCGATTAGATATTATAGAGTTTAAAAAAATGTTTATGGGTGACAAATTATATACCGCTTTTGCTGATGTAGATTCTTGGTTAAGAAATTCTTTTCTAAATTTAGATATACTCATTAAGAAGCATTTAGATGGTAAATGATTTTGATACAAGAGTTTGGTATGGGACAATTGAGTATGGTCCATTTTCTGCTACTAATTGGTTTTCAATTGGTGGTGTAGAACATCCATTATTTAAAACTTTAATATCAAGGATAAAGTCCGAAGTGCCTGAAGTATATAACTTTGAGTTATACACTATGGGTGGTATTTTAGAAGATTGGATGAGTTGGGATGTTGACCTAGCTTTAATAGGTGAATACAAACCAGACTTAATTAAAAAGTGTTTTGAAGGGATTGTTGGTATAGCATTTGATTTACATTTATATGTAGATTTACAATATCAAGAAAAATTATGGCGAATTGATGAGTTTTCAAAAACAGGTCAATTAAACGAAATACACGAAAATTACGAATTATCAAACTATTTTGTAAGAGATGGTCAGATTGAAGACCTCAGCCATTATCAATTAATTGATGGAATCTATAAGCGTAATGTAATATATCCATTTCCAAAACACATTGAAAAATATGCAGAAGGTTATGTTTATAAATCACCACTTTGTTTGGTTTAAGATTTGGATAATTCAAAATAAAGTCGTATATTAGTGTCTATGGAAAAATTCGGAAGTAAATACGGAACATCGTTCCAAAACAAAATCATATCAGCGTTGTTGAGTGATAGGAGTTTTTCTCGCCAAGTATTTGACATTATAAAATCAGAATACTTTGATTCAGAAGCATCAGAGTGGTTGGTTCGTGAAATTATGTCTCATCTTGAAGAATACGAAAAACTACCAACGCTGGATGTCTTAAAAGTCCGAATTAATACCGTAGATAGGGATGTTCTAAAAACAAGTATTGTAGATACACTTAAATTTGCGTGGAATCACCTTGAAAGTGATGATTTAGACTATGTTAAAGAACAAACCCTTGACTTTTGTAAAAATCAATGTATAAAGAACGCCATTCTTGATTCCGTAGAGTTATTAGAACAAGGTAAGTATGATGTGATTAAAAAGAAGGTTGATGATGCTATGAAAGCAGGTCAAGATTCTAATTTGGGTCACGAATACAAAACTATGATTGTGGAACGATACGAAGATTCTATCAGAAATGTAGTATCAACCGGATGGCAGTGCATTGATGAAATTACGCAGGGTGGTTTTGGAAAAGGTGAATTAGTTTTATTTGCCGCCCCTCCCGGCATCGGTAAGTCGTGGTCTTTAGTTAACATCGGCGTGGCGGCTATGAAATTAGGTAAGACTGTGGCTCATTACACCCTTGAGTTAAATGAAGGGTATGTAGGACAAAGATACGATGCTGTTTTGAGTAAGATTGCAGTTGCAAATCTGAAATACAATATGGAAGATGTTAAGAAATCAGTTATGAATGTTAAGGGAGACTTGATTGTAAAACATTACCCAACCAAAACCGCCAGCGTGACTTCATTAAAAGCCCATATGGATAAGATGATTTTACGAGGTAAAAAGCCGGATGTTGTGATAGTAGACTATGCTGACCTACTGCGTGGACCATCAAACAAAGAACGACACGAAGAATTAGAAACCATTTTTGAGGACTTGAGGGGTATGGCTGGGGAGTATGAAATACCTGTTTATACCGCATCTCAAATCAATCGCAGTGGTGCAGATGATGACATTATTACAGGCACCAAAATTGCAGGTTCATTTTCCAAAATGATGACCGCTGACTTTGTGGTATCTCTTTCTCGTAAGATTGAAGATAAACTTGCTGGAACAGGAAGATGGCATGTCATTAAGAATCGTTTTGGTCCTGATGGTATGACTTTTCCATCAAAAGCGAACTTCTCTACGGGTGAAATTT